TGTGATTCTAAGGATGAGCTTAGACCTTTTGAGAAAGTTGTCGCGAATAAAACGCGTCTTTTTTGGTCAGCCCCTGCTACACATCATTTTAATGGTGCTCGATTACTATCTGATGCTCAAGATAAACTTCGTGATCGCCGTGATCTTTCTTGCCATACCATTGGTATGAGTCGATTTGGAAGAGAATGGAATAATGTCATGAGTCAGTTTCTTGGCTGTTCAGTTATGGACATGGATGGTAGTAATTGGGACACAAATTTCTTTGGAGATGCTCTCTGGGACGTTTGTGAGTTGTATTGGGAAGCCTTAGATCCTGTATACAGAACCGAAGAAAATCGTAATCGGATGATTAATTATTTTGGTGAAGCTATTGAAAGTTATGGAATGATGCCTGATGGTATTGTAGTCCAAGTTTTTGGAGGCATGAAGAGTGGTGTTATATGCACCGCTTCTGCCAATACTATGCATCATTTTCGTCAACACTGTTATGTATGGTTGAAGTTGAAAAACTCCGCTAATACTGGTGATAATTTTCGAGAATTTCGTCGACAATATAAGTTAGCTATAATGGGTGATGATTGTTTGAATTCGCCCCCGAAGGAACCAGAATTTACTTATGAGTCTGTTAAGACTCAGTTAGATTTGTTCCTCCCACATTCATCATCTAAGCCCCGATTCGTTGATATATTGGAAGCTGTGTATTGTTCCCAACGGAATATTATGTTAAATGGTAGAATTCTACCTGTGCCTGATCCTTATAGATGTTTTTCATCTTTGTTGATTGGAGGAAAAAGATTAGATCCTGATGTTGCTGCAAGTAGGTGTTTGATGATTCGTATCCACGCCTATTGGGATCCAGAGATGAGGAGTATTTGTGAAGAGTATTACAATTTTATTTTAGATTTTTATCGTGTTCATTTACAGGATAAAGTATGGCAAGATGTTAAGGTTCAGTACTTAAGTCATCAAGCTATATGGAAACTGTATACAAGTTGGGAATGTGATTCTTCCACTTATGAATTCTTTAATAGTTTAAATAATTTAATTTGTTGTTCTGAGATTTCTAATGATTATTTAGAATCTCTTAGTGTTATCTCTCGTTTAGCTAGTAAAGAATATACGGGAGAAAAAGACCCTATGGACACGTATGTCCCATTGCAACAAAGACCCCCGAGACTTAATCGTAGAGGTGGTCGTAAAACTAAACGTAATAAAGAAACAAGTAATCTCCGTAAAATCCAATCTGAACCTGTTGCGCAACCCGTCAAGAATTCTCGTGAAATACAGAGTGTCAATGACCATAACTTATCATTACAAGGAGCCAATAGAAATAAAACGCGACGTGTTCGTGTGGGTACCCTTAAAGGGCGCCAGCAAATATATTCAGAGACTCGTGAGTTCGCTAGAAATGCTAGACCTCCGAGACCTGCCAGAAGTAATGAACTTACATTATGGTCTCCTTC